GCGACCAACGCGGCTTTCGCGACCAACGCGACGCACGCAAACAATGCGAATACAGTTGCATTCACAGATAGAGATACTACCAATGAGACGGACTATATTGCGTTTGTATCTTCTCATGTAGCGGGGGACTACGCACTCTATACAGACTCCAACCTCACATATAACCCCTCAACGAATACGATTGGAGCTAGTATAACGGGTAATGCTGCATTTGCGAGCAACGCGACCTACGCGACCAGCGCGGGTTCCGCGACCAACGCGACCTTTGCGGCCAGCGCGACCAGCGCGACTAACGCGACGCACGCGAACAATGCGAATACAGTTGCATTCACAGCTAGAAATGCTACTAACAATGCAGACTATATTCCATTTGTAGAGGACGCCGCAGCCGGAGATAAAGCCCTCTTCACAGACACCAACCTCACATATAACTCCTCAACGAATACGATTGGAGCTAATATAACGGGTTCAGCCGCCAACATAAGCTCTTCAAATGCTACTATGCCTGCATACATTAAACACGCGGGTGATACCAATACATATTTTGGGTTTCCAGGTAATGATACGTATGTCATTGGGACAAATGGCGGTGAACGACTTCGGATTGACGTGAATGGCAACGTCGGTATTGGGACGAACGCACCGGCGTACAAGTTGGATGTGAATGGTGCAGCGAGATTCAATGGGACAATTATCGGAGGGAATCCCGGATGTTTCTCAGCTTCATGGAGAGGCGGCAATCTCTCTGCTGGGACACACATCATTTGGAACACCGTACATACAAATCCTCAAAATGCGTATAATTCCTCAACTGGTTTATTTACCGCCCCCGTGAGTGGTTATTATGTGTTTCATGCGTATGGAATGAGCATCTCAGGTAATCTCCGACTTGAATTTAGAGTAAATAATGTATATACACATGACCGACCATTTAGTTCAGTTAGTGTAGTGAATACAGCGGGTACTTGTATCGTATATATGGCTAGTGGTAACAACTTTAGAGTAACTATCAGCACCGGAGGCTTGTTTTCGGATCCCAATGATGGTGGTAACGGAGTCTGTGGATTTTTTTTGTCCAGTTAATATAACCATGGATTTGGATCCTCTCAGGAAAGCTAATCTTGCCCATGATGCACTACTCAGTCTGTTGGGTGTTGAAAGTATAACTGGCGCATATGCATGGGCACCGGAATGGGAAGGCATTACGCTTCCTGAGGACTATGTGAAACCATCAAAAGAAGCGTTTGAGACGAAATTTAAAGAACTTGTGGATGCCGAGCCTTGGATTATCCTTCGTAAAGAACGTAATAAGCGACTCGCGGAATCCGATTGGGTTGTCATAAAAGCTCTTACCACAGACACCCAGGTGTCGGACGAATGGAAGGCGTACATGTCTTCCCTTCGCGACCTCCCTGCAAACACGACAGATCCCGCAAACCCCGTGTGGCCCACTCCTCCCGAGTAATACAGTTACCCATACATCAAAACACTTTATTCAAACCGACTAGATCCCAAGTCTTACAGGATCGTGGTCACGCGACAATCTTTTCATAAGTCCACAAATTTGCTGTGTACCCCACCGTACCATTCAATAATTCATTTGTATAATGTGGGTGTGTCCCGAGCGACGCAGTCACTCGTACATAAAAAAGACCTTATCAAACACCAATTTGATAAGATCCGTATCTAACCTTTGTAAAATCTCTGACTTTGCCAAGCTTAAAAAAAACTCTCGCTATACTATAAAATGTCTGGTGGTATTGCCCAACTCGTGGCTGTCGGTGCTCAGGATGCGCACCTTGTCGGCTCACCCGAAATTAGCTTTTTCCGCTCTACCTACAAGCGACACACAAACTTCTCCCAGACCGTGGAACGCCAAGTGATCCAGGGGAATGTGTCCAATGGGGGTATGTCCACGATCCGCTTTGAACGCAAGGGGGATCTCCTCAGCTATGTGTACCTCGCCCCCAACAACGGCTCAGCTGCCGTGGGCTACAGTGCTGCCGACTGGCGCACCAAGATTGCCAAGGTTGAACTCCTTGTGGGTGGTCAAGTCATTGACGACCAAGACTCCACGTACTCTACTCTCATTGCCCCAGTGCTCTCGGCCACAAACTCCTCCAAGTCGGTTTCTGGTGACCTTTTCGGTGGTGCCAACACCTCCCGTTTCTATCCACTCCGCTTCGCTTTCTGCGAAAACCTCCAAACCGCCCTTCCCCTCATTGCCCTCCAGTACCACGATGTGGAACTTCGTATTACTTGGGGCTCCGCGGCGGCCACTGACAAGTGGGATGTGTACGCCAACTACGTGTACTTGGATACCCAAGAGCGTGAATTCTTCGCCTCCAACCCACAAAATATGATCATCACCCAAGTCCAAAAGGCGACGGCCTCCCTCACCAAGATCCAGGAGCTCAACTTCAACCACCCAGTGAAGTACCTCGCGGCGGGTAAGGCGTCAGCCCTTGAAATCCTTAACGACGATAACAAGCTCAAGCTTCAAATTAACGGTACCGATGTGGCCGACTTCAAGTTTGCCGATCCAAACTTCTCCCACGTCCCACTCTACTTCCACACAACCAACTCTGCCAAGCCAGCGACCCTCAAGACACTCTTCGTGTACCCATTCTGCTTGGATACTGGTAAGCTCCAACCCACCGGGTCTCTCAACTTCTCTCGTCTCGACTCAGCCCGTATCGTCAATGATACCCGCGACTGTGATGACGACATCTATGCCGTGAACTATAACATTCTCCGTGTTGAGAATGGTATGGGTGGCCTTTTATATTCTAACTAATTAATAACCCGCAATGTGGAAGATACTCTTTCTCCTCGCCATCGTTTTTGTATTGACGTACGATCCCAAATCCAGGACACTTGAAAAGTATGTTGGCATGCCAACACCATCAACCCAAAAGTCTTGCGAACCTACGCATTACGAAGCCGTGCAATTTGCCCAAAGTCCATATGAATGTCCACCATCAGGCAGAACCAATATGGGCGTCCTTACTTAAAAGGAAGAGACGACAGTAACCTATAATGATTCAAATGGACCGCGAAACCCTCATGATGATTGCGACAATTGTCGCAATCGCTGGTGTTATCTTTCTCTTCAGAGAGATGAATAAGGCCAAACAAGATGTTGAAAATCTCAAGAACTTCTCAGCCCACGTGGTTCAACGTCTCAGTGCCCCTGAACCAGAACCCGTACCTGCGCCAGTTGCCGAGAAGAAGGAGGTAGACACCGAAGAAAAGAAGGAGGAATAAACATATTCACTTATTATAACTTGCGAATGCGCAATGAAAAAATACAAAGCTATAGCGATACCGGTCAGCTTTGCTGACGACAAGCCCCGATTTCTCACGGTGAGGGATCGGAGGTTCAAGGATTGGATATTTGTAACAGGGGGGTGTAGACGGAGGGAGATCTTTAACCCCCTCCGCTGTGCCCTTCGGGAATTGGAGGAAGAGACCCGTGGAGTGGTTGCCCTCAAGAGTGGTGAGTATACAGAGTTCAAGTTCACGGTGAAGGAGAGCCCCACCGTCGACTTGGAATATAACGTGTATGTCTTCTTCGTGGATTACACTCGTTCACAACAACAGGTGCTCGTCAAGAAGTTTTATGAAGAGAAGCAGAAGACAAACCTCAAAAAGTTTAATAAACAACCCATAAAAAAGACCTATGACGAAAATGACTATATGAGTTTTGATACCCTCGAGGAGTTTAATACCCGCAAGCAGTGGAGACGCATTGTGGATAATATTGTTAAAAATCCGGAGTTTTATTCGTGTGTGACTTCTCTCAATAGAAAAACATTCTCTATAAAGTAGAATGAAGTCAAAAGCTTATATTTTAATGCAGATTGGAGAACTCCTCCAGTCACATCGTGGCCTATGTTCAGAGGAGGTTGAGGAATGGATAAAGGACAATGAAGAAAAGACGGTCTATGAACTCCTTACGATAAAGAAGGAGTTGGCCGAATCACCCAAGGAGTTTCCAGATGTTTCTGTGATGGGGTGGTTTAGAGGATAGACCCGATACACAGGTATGTTTAAAAAGTGGTGCAAAGAACAAAAATTGAATAATGCAACCAATCTATCACATGTGCTCATGGACGGTGGTGTCCTCTCCGTGCCATTTGATAAATTGAACGAGTTCCACGAAAAGTATATTGAAGCTGTCCGTTTAGGTGAGAAGCTCTTTGTCGTTGAACAGAAGAGCCCTCGGTACAACTTTTTCGTGGACATTGACTACAAGGATACCAAGTCTCTCACAATTGATGAGATCCAGGACATCTGTAAGGTTATATGTGACAAAGTCAAGCGCCATGGGGGTAAGGAATGTCTCATTTCTGTCTCCCCACCCAAGATGGCTGGTCAGTATACAAAGACTGGGGTTCATCTCAATTGGCCAGGATTTGTTGTAGATCAATCCTCAGCCCTTGCCCTTAGGGAACATATCCTTGTGGCTCTCTCGAGGGCTAAGGGTGCTACAGATTGGAATGAAATCATAGATGTCGCCGTGTATGGAGATGCTCGGAGAAAGTCCAAAGGGAGTGGTTTCCGTATGCCATGGTCTCACAAGATGGCAAAGCACACCCCATGTGGTGGTCAGGGATGTCCAGAGTGTCGGGGCACAGGGAAGATTGTACAAGTCGCATACCTTCCCCTATTTATGTACAATCACGGCCCTCTCAGTACATTGACAAAGATTGATCCACAACCAAACTTGGATATCCTCAAGATGTCCTCCATTAGGACGGATCAACCTCAACATATCACAGTAGAGCCACCCTCCTCGGTAATTAAGGAGGGGTCTTTCACAACGGCACAGACCGCAGATGAAATTGAGAATGATGAACTCAAGGGTCTCATTGAACACTTCATTCAGAAAAATATGGAGGGTCAGGGCAGTGCCATAGTTACGAAACTCTTCAAGCACAAGGAGACATATCTCGTATCAACAAACTCCAAGTATTGTGAAAACCTCAAGAGGGGTCACAGTTCTAATCACGTATGGTTTCATATCAGTGGATCTGTGATTGCTCAAAAGTGTTTCTGTCGGTGTGAGACAATTCGGGGTAGACGCGACGGTTTCTGTAAGGACTTCTATGGTCGGAAGCACACCCTCACCCCCACCATTGTTGACAAATTGTATCCCAAGAAGGAAGACCTCAAGAAGTGTCCAGAGATCAAGAAGTTTGTAGAAAAGCCCCAAATCAAACAGACTGATGTGAAGACACCCCTTGAGATATTTATGCATAAGTGTATGAAGTGTCCAGAGGGAACTCGAGTTGTGAGCATAACACGACAGAAAAATGGGTTCATAGCACTCACAACTTTAACACATTGTGAAACAATTAGAGGTACTCACGAGGATGGTATCGTAATGTCCTACGCGATCAAGGGGAACACAATAACTCAAAAATGCCCCAAATGTACAAAGAGTACTGCCAGAACACACGAACTCAGTGGCACTGTCAGGGAGGCTCTTAAAAAAAATAACCCACAACAGTAGACGAATGGCTCTCATTCTCGTTGGTGTGACTGCCTTTCTGGTAGCGAAGCTCGTCAACGATATTGAATTTCCAACCATAGCCCCAGAGGTTGATGAATTTCATATGTATTCTGGTATTCATCCACAACTCTACAAGGAGTATCTACAGTACACACGCGAGGGTCGTCGTATAGACGCTCAAAATGCCCTTGAAGAGCTCGCATTGTATGCAGACTTTGATTTTAGAGAAGAAATACAAGAAAAGATACTTAAAAGGCAGGAGTCTTTATTTATTTAAATGGTGCAAACCAGAACACGATCGGGACGCCAGATAAAGAAACCAGAATTGTATAAACCAGAAGAGACCATATTAGAAGATGATTATTTACCCGACGAACACGACTCCGATTTTGATTCAGATATTGATACAGACGATGAGTATTATTCAGATGATGATAGCGACGATGACGATGATGAGGGAAGTCTCAAAGATTTTGTGGTAGACGATGAAAGTGAGGAAGAAGACGCTTAAAAAAAACAGGGGCTATATTAAAAAATGGAAACTGATATAGGAAATCCAATTGAATATGATCCCATAAATGATCCATTTAAAAATGACGAGAAGAATGAAGATAGTACACCCATACAACAGGAACAACCATACTATTTTCAACCTTCGGAGATGATGTATCCACAACAACAATTTTACCCACCCCAAGAAAAGCCAGATTTTCTGAGTGGCATAGAAAAGACTACGTGGATCGTGGCATTTGCTGTATTCTTATTAGGCTTTTTCATGGGGAAAACCATGCAACCAGTGATCCTCAGGTACGCTTGAGTATCCAGTAAAAGTACCAATATCCCCATACATTGGGATAACCTTCCCTGTGATGTCACGATTTATAAGTTGAGTTGGATATACAGGTACGATAAACGCGTCACGAGTATCTTCGATAAATCCATCGGCTGTACTCACTTCAATTTTTTCACTTTTGTTTTTTGAAAGTATCCTTCCACCTGGTTCAAAAAACAAAATAAAGAACGCACTTGTCAAAATGATGGTTAGAATTATTTTCCACATTTTGTTTTAAAATTAACTAATATTTATTTTACGCTGATGATACTTCTGGTTCACCCTCATCCTTAGACTCTTCAATTGTGGCGTCTGTGGAAGAGGAGGCCGCTTGCTCCTCGCGCCACTTGCGTCGCTGTTCAATTTCAGCAGCAACCACAGCGTCAGCTTCCTTGACAAGGTCTTCCATGGACGCGTCTGGCTTTTCCTTCTTGAGGCGTTCAAGAACCTCGGCTGGGTGGCTGACCGGGGGTTCATCTGGCTTGGTGTAGAAGAGTGAGTTCTCGTCACCTGGCTTGATATAGGACTTCGCTTCCATCATGTCACGCTTACGATCGTTGAACATTCGGGTCGCTTCGGCTTGGTTTTCCTTGTATCCAGACATGATTTCCTCCAACTTTTCATTTTGGTAGTGGACATCCTCAATCTTGAGGGGATCTGGTGGGATGAGAAGCCACTTGTACATGTCAACGACGTAGATGTCAAATGTTGAGTCTTCCTTTTGAAGTCTCTTCGCATGAGAAGCAGCTTCATCACGAGAGGCAAAGGCGCCACGAATCTTGATCCCAAACTTATCATTCTTCTGTGGTGCTTCTGGGCCTACAACGGAGAGGCATGCATACAATTGACCAGGGACAGTGGTGTAATCTTGTTCGAGAGACATGATATTATGTGTTACACTATGCTTAAAACTTTAAGCCATTTGTATTACACATGAGGACATTTTGGGATAAACAGCCCGTACCCCAAGAAGGTATCTCATATGAGAGTGGTAAAGATATTGAAAATGAAAGGGTGATTGTCCACGAACCTATTGAACTCCCCGAGGGATTTTCGTGGGATCATCCAAAACTTGAGGAGGCCCACACACTTTTGAATGATCATTATGTTGGTGATGACACTTTTAGATTATCCTATTCCCTAGAGACCCTCAAATGGGCGGCTGAGACCCCAGGTTACGAAAATAAGGGTATTCGCCACGATGAGACTGGTGTGCTCATTGGATATATTTCAAGTGTTCCCATCAAAGTGCGTGTCTGTGAAGACATACTTCCAATGGTTCAAATCAATTTTCTATGTGTCCACCCAGACCATCGGGACAGAGGCTTTGCGCCAATACTCATCAGTGAGATCAAGAGGATTGCCAATACCAATGACATTTGGCAGGCGATGTACACAGCAGTCACGAAAATACCAGGGTCTGTAGCAAAAAGTTCCTATTGGCACCGCTTCCTTAATGTCAAGAGACTCGTCAAGACAGGGTTTTACCACACAGATCGGTTGAGGGAAAAATACTTTGAAATTCGGGGAAACTCCCAATTTAGAAGAATGACCACCAAGGATATTCCAAAAGTTACCCGAGTATTGGAAAAATATTTTAAGGAGTTCAAAGTTGCACCCCACATTGATAAAGATTGGGTAAAACATTGGATACTCCCAATTCACTCATATGTGAATGATGAGACCGACGACTTTATCTCCTTCTATGAGATTCCATACGATCGTGTAGATGGCACCGATACCGTGAAGCAAGTGTACGCCTTCTATATGGTTGGCGATGTCTACAACGACGCGTTCATTCTTGCGAGAAATCAAGGGTATGATGTGTTCAATACTCTAGACATAGGACAAAAGGACTATGACCTAGAGAAACTGAAGTTTATTCGGGGAAGTGGACACGTCTATTATTATTTATTCAACTGGCTTCCATCATCTGTATTCGGTTCGGAAGATATACAACTTAAATTGCCGTGAGTTTCAAGTCGTTCGCGTATAAGCTTTACATATTCCTCATTAAGTTCAACAGCCACAAATGGAAGACCTAATTCTTTAGCAGCTATACATTCACTCCCAGATCCCGCGAACGGCACAAAAACAAAGCCATTCTCTGGATCTTGTTTACACGATTTTAGGAGTTTCTCACATAGAGCAAGAGGTTTTTGTGTTGGATGATTTACTCTTTCATTTTTACCGGCGCCACCAGCAAGTGCTGGGATTTTAATGACATCCCTTGGCAGTGCACCGGCTGGATGAGCTGTATATGTTGTAGTCTTTTCCCCATTTGAAAATCGCCCCTTTGTCGCCTTTCTTTGTTTACCCGCAGCACCTTTCACAAAACCATCTGTGTATGGTTCTCTGACATCATCTCGGTGAAAGACCTTGTCATCCTTCCACAAAACAATTATACTCTCATGTGATCTTTGCCAGAAACGGAGAGAAGGGACATTTTTATTTGTATAGTGCCAAACTAACCATCGTCTATTTATATTTTGTGGAATTCTTGATAATATCAATGCCAGTATCTCACTGAAACCATAAATAAACATTGTACCATCCTTTCTTAATATGCGTAGACACCCCTCAATCCATTCATCACACCAACGAAGATATTCATCCATGGGTTGTTTGTCGCTTTTGTTTCCGAAGTCTTTCCCTATATTATAGGGTGGATCAGCTATAACAATTTGAGCACTTTCATTATTTAAGCTCCTAAGTGTTTCCAAAACATCGCCGTGGATTACCGTCATATCATATAAGTGAATTAAAGTTTTAAGTCTATTGAGATGTATGACACACGACGAGGGTACACCAGATGAGCTTCTTTCAATTATAAAAGATTTGACGACTGTGGTAGAAAAAAATATAAAAGCTTTTCATAATTTACTTTGTCAACCTATTACTGGAACTATATGGGAAGAACTTTTATCTAAATCTTTTAATGAAATAGGATACGAGACAACATGGAAACCGGATAATTCACATAAGATTGGTGAAGATATGAGAATTGTTTCACTTGAAAATTCAAGAATATCATGTAAATCCGGCGTCATTACATATAACCGAACGCATAAATTGGGTGAATGTGTTCAGTTCAGCTCTTCAAGAACTACAAGTTTTAAAACGTTGGAAGAAAAGTTGGATCATTTGAGCAAAAGACATTGTGATTATCATTTCATGTTATCGAAGGGTGACAAGTTTGACGGTACATATAAGTTACTTATAATTAAGGCTAATAACTGTAACGTCGGGGATCTAGAATGGGAACCAAATAAGAATGGAAAGCCTGGTGACTATGTGAGTAGGATTGGTGGACCATTTAAGGCTACTATAACTGGATCAATGAGTGGACAACTGTGGGTAACATTACCCTTGTCACGCGTGGAATATATTTTTGACATTGGAGTTCCTAAGTAAAAGAAATGAAACCAGATGTTCATAAGATGGAGGAGATCCGACGAAACCATAACAATGCCAAGAGGGAACTCATACAGAGTGTGACTAGGGAGGGTAGTCAGATCTTAGATGTTGGATGTGGTTTCGGTGGTGATCTTCAAAAGTGGCATAAGTGTGGGGCAAATATGAGTATGTGCGACCCAGAGCCATCAGCCCTCGTAGAGGCCAAGAGCCGCGCGAAAAATATGCACATGCGGGTGAACTTCTATGAGGGGGATATTCATAGTTGCCCCAATAGAAAGTTTGATATTGTGTGCTACAACTTTTCACTTCACTATATATTTGAATCACAGGGAAAGTTTTTTAGTTCTTTGAGAGAAATTAAGAAGAGAATGAAACCCGGTGGACGTCTTGTGGGGATTATACCAGATTCAGAAAAGATCATATTTAGGACACCTCTCCAAGATGATATGGGTAATTTCTTCCTCATGAAGACCCACGGCAATGGTGGCTACGGTGAAAAGTTGTATGTACACCTGGTGGATACCCCATTTTATGCCGATGGACCCAAAACAGAACCAATAGCGTATCGCGATCTCCTCGTCACACACTTGGAGGAGATGGGATTTACATTAGAATTGTGGGAGGGTCTCACAGGAAACCCAATCTCAGAACTGTATAGCAAATTTATCTTTGTATATAAGAGATGATCGCATTCATTGTATTGTTGCTCCTCAACTTTTGGATACTCTCCCAAACTAGGGAACCCCAGGAACTCACCGAGGTCAAGGAGAAGTACCGCATCCTCCGTGAACACATCGCGTCTACAGGTCACTCCAAATATCAAATGTTAGTTCGGTGTGTGCCACTCACGGGATTTCACTCTATGAGTGATACCGTTGGCTACAATACAAATAAGGGGCAGGAGATTGCTCTATGCCTTGATGGTAAGCCAAATGAAATATTCCACGTTCTCATACACGAATTGGCACACTGTACAGTTGATGAGTACTCACATTCAGACCAGTTCTGGAATAATTACCTTGAACTTCGTGACATGTGCGTGGAGTTGGGTATCTATGAAAAGATCCCTGAACGAACCAAGTTCTGTGGACAACACGTTCAGGATAAATAATCTTCTTGTCCTACATTAAATGAAGACGCCACTCTCCGTTGTATTGACAGTGATCGCGTATTATCTAATGATATACGGAATGACCATCATACCACACATGAGTACAAATTACTATATGAATCTCATCGTGATGACACTTGTTGTTCCAAATCTCTTGAGGTACATCATTGGAAATGTTCCAAGACTTGCAGTCGACAGACTTTTTATGATTTCAACAACGGTGATTGCGTTCTTGATTACATATGTTATCAACCTCTTAGCGAGTGATACGAAGGATGCAGTAAAGGAATACGGGAGTGACAGAAGCAAGACACTTAAGTTGAGTGCCTTGCTCATGGCAGCATTTGCTGGAGGAGCTTTGATTACCTATTATTCAGGTATTGATAATTCAATCTATTCAAATATGGGTTGGGAGTCAAATCAAGGCTTCACGATGTAATCCTTCGCGATGTAGAAGACCAACGCAGCAACAACACCTGTTGAAGCCAAGCCCACCATACTTCGGCTTCCCTGTTCGTTAAGGAACTTGGGAATTGAAGTGACGAGTTTGTCTTGAACTGGCTTAGACACCGCGAGAGCCGCCGCGAGACCCGCAACAAGGGCGATCATTTGATCGTCCGTGAGGTTGAGTGGGTTCTTGCTTTCTGGCTTTGCCTCCTTTTGGGGCATCGCATAGGCACCCTGGGGTTGTGGGGCGGTCATTTGTGGCATCATGCCTTGCATCCTGGGCTCTTCCATCATCATTGGTGGTTCCATCATGAGATCATTAATTGGGGTGGAGTCCATCGTCTGTTTATTTTCACTCACATTTTTTTCAGGTTGTGAAAACGCTTCCTTATTCACAAACGAAGTCGATCGACTGTCATTGAGTGGCACCATTCCATCGCCGTTGTCTGCCAGGTTAAGGGTATCTACCATTTAGTATAGTCCTATGTTTTTGAGTTAGAGATTTCACACAAGTATTCTCTAAGAATGAATGATTATGTCCATCAACCAATGATAACATACATTGGAAATAAGAGGAAACTCGTGAATACAATTGAAGACGTTGTACAGAGACTTCAACCTCAAACGTGCGCCGACGCCTTCTCTGGATCTGGAGTTGTCTCAAGAATGTTACTGGGTCACTCTAAAAAATTGTATGTAAACGATCTTGAACTATATTGTGAAATTCTCTCAAAGTGTTTTTTGGTGACGCCCTCCTGGGCTGATACAGATGACATTGTTCATCATATAAATGAAATGAATAGGTGTCCAGATAAAGTTGGTTTTGTGACTGATATGTATGCGTCACAAGAGAGACAGTTTTATACCCCCGAAAATGGGAGGAGGATTGATGGAATGTTAGACTATATTGACACGCATGTTCCAGACCATCTGAAACCATACTGCCTCGGACCACTCCTGGTAAAGGCGAGCATTCATACAAATACGTCTGGAGTCTTCAAGGGGTTTCACAAAGGTGGTTGGGGTGGTAAAGGTGGACACGCCCTGGACAGAATCACGAAGAAGATTGAAGTTGAATGTCCCATATGGTTTGAACCTGCTCGGGAAGTTGAGGTGAAGCGTCAAGATGCCTGTGACTTCTTGAGGGAGCTCCCCAAAGTGGATCTCATTTATTTGGATCCACCCTACAATCAACATCCATATGGATCAAACTATTTTATGCTTAACCTCCTATGTACCAATGAGCGACCTCATACAGTTTCAAAAGTATCAGGTATCCCTGGGGACTGGAACAAAAGTCAGTACAATTATAAGAACAAAATTAGGGAAGCTATGGAACTTACCTTGAGGCTCGCGACTGAGAAAGCTAAACATACCTTGGTGTCCTACAATAATGAGGGGTTCATTACCCCAAATGAATGGGAAGACATCCTTAGACCATACACATACGAAAAAATTGAGATTGACTATAGTTGCTACAAGGGTGGGCGTAATCTAAAAAATCGTCCTAAAAAGGTTACAGAGTTTCTCTTCGTCATCTCGTCTTTGTGATCTTGAGGTTCGTCTTTTTAGTTGCCTTCTTCGCGTCGTCCTCCTTCTGATCCAAATACTTTGGATTGTACATCTTACTGTGAAGTTTCCAAAGGTTGGGGCTCCCAACTCTAAACCCAGTCCTAACTTTAGCCTTGTACCAAAACACACAATCAGTGATCTTATTAGACTTTACAGTATTGTCTAATACGAGGCACTCATAGTTTTCCGTACAGGCATCCATCACTTTTGAAAACATATCAAAGCTGGGGAAGATGCCAAAGAATGATTTATACAACTTCTCTCTATTCTGGATGATATTCTCTCTGAGTATAAACACATAGTCAACATTGGCTCTCAATGCTGGAGGTAAATCCATAACATACTGCATTGTAAGCATAAAGAAGATGTTGTAGTGCCTACCATTCATAAAACATTGGCGAATACAGGTGTCTTTGAGAAACTTTGAGTCATACATACAATCATCAAGCAGCATGAAGGCACCATTGTATATACTTTTGCCCCTTGTCCCTACTATCTTCCTCTGTCTGGAAATAACCCGCTCTATAGCATCTCTATCGTATTCGCCATACACAAAGAGGTCTGGAATAAACTCACCATAAAAGTGATTCCCCTCTTCTGTACCTGATAGGACTATCCCTGCTGGTATATGTTTCTTGTGGAACATAATATCCTTGACCAGCGTCGACTTACCCGTGTTTCGCTTTCCAATAAACACACACACCCGATCATCTGACATCTTCTCGGGTTTGAATTTCTTCAATTGAAGATTCATTCTACAGTAGTGTCCCGTTTTATTTAGCAAAATTTTACTCACATACTATAGGAATGTCAGGTCGCTTGAGACTTGCTGCCACTGGACTTCAAGATCAATGGCTCACAGGAGATCCACAATTTTCATATTTCCTGATGAATTTTAGAAGACATACAAAGTTTGCCATCAACTATATTGAGAGTCAGTTTGATGGAGACATAACATTTGGTAAAACTATTACCTGTCGTGTTCCAAATGATAGGGGTGACCTGATTAAAAATATGACGATCAAAGTTACACTTGATGATCCCTCGTCTGGGTATGAATGGTGTCCATCTGTCATATCACATCTCGTGGAAAGTGCTGAGCTTCTCATTGGTGGTCAGACTGTTCAGAAGATTACGGGTGAGTACATCTATATCCACCAACAACTCCACAATACAGATGATGACATAGATCAGACCGTCTATTTCCTAAATAGTCACGGCCGAACACTCGGGCACACAGGTGACTACACATATTTTATGGATCTTCCATTCTATTTTTACCGTAATCCGAGCCTCGCCATACCAACGTGTGCGCTCACGAAACAGATGGTTGAAGTTCGGATAAAATTGAGACCTCTCGCACAACTTGTGAGTGGTGCTACCCCAGAAAATGCTACAGCAAATCTTAAAAAGTTTTCCCTTGATACAGAGTTTGTCTTTCTGACTGACAATGAGAGAAACTATATGATGTCAAGGCCACTTGACTACGTTGTAACTCAAGTTCAGATGTCAAACTTTCTAATGAAGGCTGGAGAAAATACAAAATCAGTGATGGTCAACTTTTCACATCCAGTGAGGGAACTCTTCTTTGTCTCCCAGTCTGAAGCAGCAGTAAGGGCAAATTACCCAAATAGATATAATATACTCACAAATGTGAAACTTCAATTCAATAATGAAATTGTTTTTGATAGAGGTAGAAAGTTCATTGTATATGAACAAGCTCTCAAACATCACATTAGTCCACCCGAGTACGTACCAGGAACAGACTATAAACAATCTGAGTTTGGGATGTACAGCTTTGCCCTCAAACCAGAAGAATACTACCCAACTGGACAAGTTAATATGAGTCGCATCTTTCACAAACTCCTTACAGTACACATAAACCCAATCAACGATAGTGATG